AAAAAACCATGCTGCTAATTTTCTTTCTCTAATATTATCAAAATATCTATAACCATACAATGTTGATGTTCCTTCTTCACTAAAGAAAAGCACTTGGTTTTCTCTAGAGTTAGATATTAGTTTTAAATCTTTTTCAAATAATGTAGAAACTACTGCACTTTGTTCTATTATTTCTGGTTCACCTTCTCTTTGTATCTGTGACATTTCAAAGAATCTGGAAAATTTACCAGCATTATCTAGAAAACCTATTGTAGTACCAAGAGAAATAGGGTTAGTTGCAAAGTTAAAGTTGTAAGTAGAAAGAGCATTTATTTTAGCTGTTAATGGACTAAATACATCACTATCTGTAGTAAGCATAAATTGTTGGTTTTTAGTAAATAAAACTAAACCAGTATTAGTTTGAATACCATCAAATAATATTGCTGGATATTCTGAACTTGCTGCTATATCTATCGGGTCACTAGCTACAAACTGTATAGCTGACTTAGCAAAGAAATTTGTAAAATCTCCCGGACGGGACATAATTATATTTTCATCAGCAAGTATTGCAAATCTATTTCTAAAGAACAACATTTTATTTATGTTCTTACCTATGAACGACGGTTCAGGATTAGTTATATCATCACCTACTAAAGCATCATCCCACTGTGGAACAGAATATTGTGTACCTGAAATTGTATATGTTGATCCATCTAATTCAGTTAATCTAAAATTACTATCAGCAGTTCTAATAAGAGCTACAGGCATAGTTGATCTTTTGAGTCTAATTAATCTTCCGGGTTTAGCGCACTCTTCCCATGTACCTTCACCATTTTTATCGTTGTTACCAAAAAATTTAACATAATAATTATCTTCTTCGGCTTCACTATTAACAACTTCTACAACCATCCCATGCTTGCATTGAGATGGTAAGTCACCTACGTCATTAACTCTACTAGGGACAACATTTAACAGCTCTCCTACGGGCGTAGAAGCGTTGAATATAGAAGTTCTCTTAATATGTAGTCCAGTACCAATAGTTGTTATATCGGAGTTAGAAAAATTACCTCCAGCTATTAGTTGTGTTCTGATATCACCAAGTATGCTTTCAGCAGTAATAGTTGTTTCCGTATCAAATGGTGTAGGTTGTGGTCTAACTAAAGCAAGGTTTGCTTGAACTATGGACTCACTCGTTGCTTCTATAGTTACTTTATAGTAAGCATCTTTCATAAATACATAGAAGTAGTCACCTGTTAACCAGCCTTCTCCTCCATGTAATAGGTCATATGTTGTTGTATATCTAGCCTGATATGTAGTTGTTTGATTACTACCAGAACCTTCTGTATATGGTACTGACTGACCAGTTGTAGCTATACGAAAATACAAATTATTTCTACCAGTCTGACTACCTTGGTTAGAGGCATTAAATATATTAACTGTGTAGCTATAGTTAGTATCTGACTGATTACCATTAGCTAAAGTACCTCCAGTAGCTCCCGTATCAGTAAGAGTATCTCCTGAACTTACACTAAATATTCTTGTTCCTACGTTAGGTGCATAAGCATCTCTACCATCACCAGCTTGTGTACCACATCTAGCATTAGGAGTGTTACCTCTGTCAGCATGAGTTCTCATACGAAAACTTGTGTCACAATAGTTGTTACTAGAGTTTACTAGCTCTACATTTATACGGGTAGCTGTAGTAACTGTTGAAGTGTTAGTGTTGTCAAAAACATTTAATGCGTACTGTTTTGCATAACTAATTGATTTTAATTCTATAAATAATTCTTTTTGATAATTACCGATAGGTTCTACTGTAGTATCCATTGTAGCAGTAATGGATCTATTATTTATATATGTAAAATCATTAAGAGTTAATGTTTGTAAATCTTCGTCATTAGTGTGAGTTAAATAAGTGTTGTTTCCTATTGCATTAACAACAGTTTTTTCTGCTCCTGTTAAACAATCCCACATTTTAATAACACCATTTTGTGCTATTTGACCTATGTATTGTTCATTTTCGTCCCGGTAATAATGAAACCATTTACCATTTGTAGTTGAATTATTTGTTCCGTCACTAAGAGATGCCACAAACTTTCCAGCCGGTCTTTTAACTAAGCCTTGAGTTACATCAGGTAGTGCATTTACTAAAGTTGTTACTTGACCGGGAACTTTATATTCATCAGGTTGTTGTGATATTCCCTGTGTTAAATTTGGAATAGTTTGTGTAACATTTGCCATTATCTGATAAGTGCTTTGTAAGGTTGATAAGATCTATAATTACTTTCGTGTGGGAATCCAAAGAAGGTATGATCTCCCTGTTCACAATCGTATTCATGTGCAGTAGCTAGAGTTTTTGCTTCTTCTAATTGTAAAAGTTTAACTAAATCTGAATTAGAAACTATTTGTGTAGCTGCTCTTACTGATGCTCTAGCAATTATATAACGTTGAATAGCTGAAGGTATATCTTCAAAGTCACGTAAGTAAGTAATGTCAAAATAATGATCTCCTGAAAAAACGTCAGTATGAGTAACGGTGTTGTAAAGTTTTCCACCTTTTTTAACAACATCTATAGTCCTATCAGAAAGACCCTCATGTACATCAAACCTAAGATAATTATTAGGTATTAAATAATGACCATTTGCATCGGGCGATATCTTAACGTGATCTTCCTTATTAAAATGCCAGCCTTCGTTTTGCACATCTTTAGTTACTTCCATTAATAAATTATGGACTAACGCTATTTCTGGATTACCTAAGTTAGTTAAATTTAAAGAGGTAATAGGCGATTGCCCAATACTACCCAAGATAGAGTTCACTGCGGATAGTTCGGTATCGGTGTTTAATTGAGTAGTCATAAAAAAAAGGGGACACGAAGTCCCCGTATAAAAAGTAAATTAAGCGTTTGTTGGGTAGTTGTCACCGAACGCAGCGTTACCAGTAGAACCAGCATCTGCTCCAGCAAGAAACTCAACACAAGCAGCAGGGTTTAGGAAATCTGCACCCATTGCTAAACGTCCAAGAATTACGTCACCTTGGTATACAACTGAAACGTCGCCTGAAGTTACCTGAACCTGTGGTCCGATAGCTTCTACAACACCAGCAGCTTCTTTTTGGAAGACAAGTCCGCAAGAGTTAGCGAAGTCAGAAACGTTACCGTAGTTATTATTAATTCCAGTTTGGTTAGATCTAGCATCTTCTGTGCTTTCTCCAACGAATGAACCTACATTACCGGGTGATGTTACACCGGGGTTTGCAGCTCCAGCAGAACCATACTTAGTACCATAAGCACCAAAGAAAGGAATGTTCATTGACTTGTAGATCTTGATGCCTGCAATTTCAATGATACCTTCGCCACCTTGTAAGGCTGTACCTTGTACGTCTCTGTTTACAAGACCACTAGAACCAACAGCTTGTATTAGTTCGTAGTACTGTCTTGGGTTTAGTACAGCTACTCTACCTTCAGTAGATACGCCCTTCTCGTCTAGTGCAGCAGCAGCATCATAGAAGCCTGCTATTAAACACTGAGAGTCGTATGCTGCTGTAGCATTAGTAACTCCAGATCTTGTCAATCTGATTTGTGTACCGCCGGGTTCGATGAAACCGGACTTTGTGATTGGTGAAGCAAGACGTGCTCCCTTTGCGATTGCACGGAAGATAAGTCTGTCATACTTCTGAGCTAGAGCGTATCCAATCTTCTTAGATATTTCTCCTCTTAACTCGTAATGAGCAAGTGTCTCGTCTAGTTCGTAAACGAATGCACTTGAGATTAGAAGGTCATCACATGTGATAGTCTTCTCAGCTACTGGAGGTGCTCCATCGGAGTTACCTAGTATGCTGTTGCCGGGTGTATGGAACTCGGCTTTTGTATGTCCAGTGTAGATGAACTGTAAAGATTTTCCATTCTTAAGAGTTCTCTTCATAACGAGATCTCTTGCGATTGCATTGTGCTGGAAACCTTTAAACATTTCGCCACTAAACAGTTTAAGGTATAGTGCTCTTGCGTCACCTGTGCTGTTGGATTGACCAGCACGGGTTAATGAAGAGGTCATACCTGAACTCTGTTGAGCCATGATTATGTCCTATTTTGAGGGGTATATTATATCGTTTCTAACGTTAGAATTGTAGCAGTCTTAATTGGTCTTACGTGAGACTGGCACGTTTTGTGGTCTTTTCCCACCGTCGACGGGTAAAAGGTATCCTCCTCAGAGGGCTTTTCCCAAATTGAGTAGGGAGGATTCGCACCTCCCCAAAGATCTACTTGATTACTCTTTTGTAAGCAACGCCACGATATACGAAAGTAACTTCTTTCATGGTTATCTCCATATACCTAGACCCCGTTCCATGCCTAGGATTCATGCGTCCCCGAAGGGATGAACGGACGTGGCTCCCAGTGTCGGGTGACACCGGAGATGATAAAGATGTTAGTTATTGTTGTTAGAATTATCAGAAAGTTCTTTATCAGTTTCTTTCTTTTTTTCTTTTTCTTCATTGCAGAAGCCATACCGGGTGACGCTTGCTCTCA